ACCATATCCATTATCACAACTATCTACAAAACTAAGTGCTGGTGGACTCTTAAATCCAAAACCACTATTAAAAATTGAAGCACCAATAAGTTGACCTGTTGCATTAATAACAGACTTAGCAGTTAGTCCTTTTCCACCACCACCCATAAAGTCTATCTTAGGAGGACCACACTGTAAAATATTAGTATCACAATTTGGTGCTTTTGTTCCAGCAGAACTAGGAAGATTTAATCTTGACAAAGCTGCCTTTGCCATTATTCCTCTCATATCATCAGTGACACCACTAAAAGTTCCATTCCTAGTACTGAAAGTAGTAGGTTGTGGACATTTAATACCATCACATTCAAGGATTTCTTCTGCCATATCAGCAAACATCAATCCTTTATCAAATAGGTCACTAGGCATACCACCTTGACCACCTATAGCTCCACCAGTAATATTTCCTAACGAACCAAACATATCACCCATCTGACTATCTAATATACTACCAACTTGTCCAAACATATCACCTAAGAAATCCTCAACAGCACACTGAGGAATATCTAAAGCTTGTTCAGCTAAATTGGATATACTTTCTCCTAGATAATCAAGCATACCATCTTGTATCTTCTCAAAATTACAGAACATAACATCAATAAGATTTTGAGATGCTTGTCCTGTAGCACCTTGTAGAGTTTTAGGTGTCTTATCTTGTAATTCAGTTTTTAACTTACCTAATGTATCTTGAACTGCAAATGCTCTTGTCCTTCTTATTATAGCTGTAGTTGCATCATGTATTTTACCAGTGACTAATTTAGTCTCTTCTGCCATATTAAATGTTGTTCCAAAAACAGGATCAAGATGTTTATCATAGTCAGCAATAGCTTTAAGAGCTTGAATTTTATCTTTAAACTCGCCCAAAGCTAATTTCATTCTACCAACTTCATTACCTTCACAAGGGACTCTATTTTGTATTTTATTGTCACTTGCCGTAGAAACGGCCTTATCAGCTAATGACTTATATGCATTAGACATTGTTCTCATGACTGGACTCTGGGCCACACTATTTTCATTAATCTGAGTAGGGCCCATCTTTTGAACTACGGCAGGAGGAGTCCAAGGTACAAAATCAACTTGATTCTTTTTATTGAACATTCCTTCAGTAACTTCATCCGCCAAGTATTCCTGTTTATATAAAGTTCCAAATACTATTGGTTGTTGAGCATCTTCACCATCCGCAAAAAATCCAACGACAACTTCACCACCTTGATACTCCATAGTTCTACCCTGTCCACCTGTGGTACTTTCACCAGCAGGAAGAAGAACATGAGCTAAAGGTAAATCTTCATCAGGAAGATCATCAGCATTATCATGGTATCCAACAATACGAACACGACAACGCCAAGTATAAATGTCTTCACCTGTCTTAGTACGATAGGCTTCAGTACAATTATACCACTTCCCCTTTTCTGGATCGGTCACTTGACCAATCCACCATACCATTGGATCTCTTCCGAAAAAATTCTGAGCCATATTACTTAATCGTCATATATTAGACATTCTGGTTCATCAGGATTTTGATCACAAAAAAGTTCAATAGCATTGGGATCATGATGATCTCCCGCTACAATCTCGTCATGATGATGTTCTTCATATTCTATAAGATCATGAAGTTCATCTTCAATATGATGACGAGTTGGTTCAGATATTGTAGGATCTTTTAAAATCTCTTTATCTTTTTGTATGTGCTTTTCTATAGATTCCATATTTTTAAAAGCAATAGTACTTACTATTTAACAGTAAATGTATCACGAATTAGTGATAACTGTGTCAGGGCTTTACCCTCACCAATGACATGTTTTAATCCCTCAATAAGATATACACCACTAGGATCATTACTGTTTTTATCTCCAAGTTTTCTTGGTTGATCTGGATTTTCAGGTTCTGGTATAGGAAACTGAAGTTCAACTGTTTTTCCTGCCCTTAATGTGGGATTAAAAGGAACTACAGCATCAAATGTACTTGAAAACAATAGATTGGTTCTAGCATAAGATTTATTCTGATATTTGGCAAGATCTTGTTGTTTCTCTGTTGCCGATTCATCACCATCAACTTTCTTTGAATCTTTTTGTAAAGCGCCAGTATCAAGTATTCTAAACATTAATTTAGTAGGTTTTTCTTCTAACCCTTTAGGTAAAACTGGTGGTGTTTCTAAACCAAGATCTGCTATTTTAAAATCATCTACTGTCTTTATATGTGTTTCTAAATCAACATAAATTGTCTTATTAGCATACATCCCTCTTCTCAAATCCATAATAGTATCAGTACTAGTATTACCCTTTGCATCAATTAATTTATCAGCAGCCTCATAAGGCAACTCTATTTTAGGAAATATATGACCTTTCTCAGGTTCTACAGATAATAATGTTTGTATTGATTTAAAGTGATAACCATCCAAAGTTTCCCAAAATAAAAATCCAAAACTTTCACCTTCTTCAGCCTCTACAGAAGCTTTAGGTTGCAACCATTGAATTATATCTATAGGTCTTTTAAAATTACCAACAAAAGAATATTTATTTGATGTACTTTCTTCATCTAATGTTTTAGATGTTTGAATACCTTTAACATCTGTAGTCATTATATCCTTAACATGATCTGAAATATTTCCACTAAACTTTTTACTTATCTTTGCAGTCTCATTAACTAAGAGTTCTTCAGGAATACATTCTAAAGTAGCTCCTTGTCCTTGATTATTTGTCTTAACATTTGTAACTCCATTAACAATCATCTTATGTTCTGATGTTATCTCAAAATCCCCCAACTTATCATTACCACTTTTTACTACAAGTTCAATATATTCACCACCAGTAAGACCTTCTCTACTAACAATAGAAGTGGTATCAAAAAAGGTTACAGTAAGAGCTATAGCAGGAGATAAAACACTCTCCATATAGGTAATCAATGGAGCTCCACCTAATATACTATATTCTTCTTTTAAAGAAGAACCTTCACTAGGTTTAAGTACACATTTACTAATGGTAAACGAACGTGGTGTATCTGCCATTTATCCTCTATACCTTACTGTATGATTATTATTTCTAATAACTGGTTGAATGACAAGTTTTCTTTTACTTGTATTCTTATTTAACATAGCAATATTACGTTCATGTTCTATAGCTCTCAAATTACTATTTGTAATAACTTGACCAGATGAATTTGGTATTATCATTTCTGGGCCTTTTTCACCTACAAGATATGGTTGACCAGATCTTATTTCTCCACCTTTTTCTCTACGTTCTGGGTCTGGGATTAAGCTAAAATTGGATTTTTTCTTATTAGGATTACTAGTATCAATTCCTTCAGCTGCTATTCTCATGTCATAAGCATCTGTGCCTGGAATAAATTGATTTATCTCTCTCTGCAAATTATCAGCTTGTTGATCTGATATCTCTTTAAATTTTTCTGGAGTAAGATTATCAAACCCAAACTCCTTCCCTTTCTCTTTCAACGCATCTGCAAACTTAGGATCGCTACCCAGTTCTCCTACCATTCTTGCTTTATCACCTGCAAATTTACCAAAATCAATATTCTGACCATCTGGGGTCATCTTCAATCCTAACGGAAGTTTTGCATTATTTTCTGCATTAAGTTCCTCTTGAGTTTGCATTTTAAATCCACTCTCAAAATCACCTGTAGCACCTGCTACAGTATTAGTGATCCCATAAAATTCCTTCATCTGACTCATCATAACATCAACTAAAGCAGTTATATCTCCTCCTTCCTCACCACCTTCTCCTTCAGGTTGGTTAAAAAAACTATTAGGATTTATTTTAGATTCTTCACTCATAATACTAAACTAAAATCTGACGGGTACTATTAGCTTTCATCATATTAATACATGATATTGTACAAGCTGTTCCATCAGCTGTATCATTGTCAGTACTAAAATCTCCTTTATCAGTCGCCATTTGATTAAGAATGTTAGAAGAAGTATTATCACCTGCAGCTATCTGAATAGGTAATACTTCAGGTGTATCATCTTCTGGTGGTTTAGAAAACTGATTAAAATTAGCACCAGACTGAGAAGGTACAGAACCAATCTTATTTAACTCACCTCGCATATCTGAAACTTTAAGATGTCTATTAAGTAAATTACGATCCCTATGAGTCAACGCATTATATTCCTCATTAGACAATCCACCTTGTAGTTTCGTAAGATCCATTCCTTTATCAGTTAAGTATTTTTCTGTTATACTCTGTTTTTTTCCAGAAGTTTGACCTATATCTGTCTTACTACTTGTACTCTTTCCGCCAGAAATTGCATCAAATTGAAGAAGACCAGCACCTCTCTTATCAAAATCAGTTCTGTCACCTGTAAGTTTATCAGCAAGTCCAGTAATACCTCTCATTAAACCAAATGGTGTATCATCTTGTTTCATAGAAGAATCACCACTCCATTGACCACGACGATCAAAATCAGTTCTACCACTAGTTAACCAATCCCCAGCACCAGCTATATGTCTCATTATGCCTTCTGGCCCCTTTTCACCCTTAAGTACTGCTCTTCTATATCCTCTCTCACCTTTAACACTTAGTTGTCCAATCTTACCATCATCAGACAATGATTTTCCTGTAATCAGTTTACCATCTAATCCAGGCTGGCGTGCTTCAAATGTTTCTTGAGCTTTTTTCTTTCTTGCACTTGTTGATTTTTGAGCATCACTATTTTTCAATATACTACTTAATTTCTCTGCAGAAACACCTTTGACTTCTCCATTAATAACTTGTTCTATAGTTGTCCCTTTTGGTAATTGAGAAAGAATCTGTTCTTTATTTTCTAAAATATCTCTTGTATCTATATCTGAGGTATGCCTAGTCCATTTTTTAGTTTTTTCAATTTTTGTTTCACCATCTTTTGTTGTCGTTGTACTACCTTTTTCTAATTTCTTAAATGAAGTAGTAAGAGTCTCTGGATTTATTTGACCAAATTCATATCCCAATCCTCTCTCCTCGAAAGGACTTTTTTCTTCTTCCTTCTTTTTACCAAAGAAATTGCCAAATAATCCTTTTTCATCTGTGACTTCTTTTGATTCAATAGGTGAGGTTTCATTGTTTTTTATATCATCATGTCTTTCTTCAGGATTTTGATTTGCATAAGCTCTCAATCTTCTAAGAAGCATCCTCCTTTCCCTATCCTCTAAAGCCTCAAATTCCTTTCGTGATAATCCACCCAATGGTTTAGAAAGATCATATGTATTCTTACCAAAATTAAACTCTTTAGATAGTTTAGATGTTTTTTTCACATTCTCTTCAGAAGTTTGATCATCCTTCTTTTTACCAAATAATCCACCAAAGAAACCACCAAATAATCCCTTTTCTTTCTTTTCAATTGTTGGTTTTAAACCACTATCATCTATACCGCTTTCAGGACTAATTGGATCTCCTGTAGAAAAACGTGGATCTCTTAATTTTTCCTCAGACGACATTGACTGGAATTCTTGATAAAGTTCTATAGGAACTTCTTCACCATCGATATATGCTTTTCCAGTCTTCATATCAAAATGATGAGGTTTTACTTTTCGCCTTGTAACAGTTCTCTCACTGGTACTAACTGGTTTTTCTTCCTTCTTTTTACCAAATAAACCATCAAAGAAACCACCAAATAATCCTTTTTCTTTCTTTTCACCTTCTTCACCTTTTGGTTCTAAACCCTTTTCATCTGTGCCTTTTTTTGATTCAATCTTTCCTTTACCTTCATATTTACTATAAATTGCAGTATCTTCATCCCAAAGTTTGTTCCATTCTTCACTTCCCATTTTACCTTCATTTTCAAGACGCTCCATCTCATCTCTTATTTCTTGAACTCTTTCTCTATCTTTATCTGATAAGTCAGAATCTTTAATCCATTCCTTTCCATCATCCTCTGGTGGTGGATCTCCACTTTCTAAAGCATTAACTCTACTTTCTAAACTATCTACCTCAGCCTCTACACCTTTTTCTTTATCTTTCTTTTTACCACCAAACATTTTCCTTAAACCACCACCACCACTCCTACCATCAAAATCAAACAGACCACCTGTTAAAAAATCTGCAGCACCACCAATACCTCTATTAATACCAGCACCCATTCCATGAAGAGCACCAGCACCCATCATACCCCACATCCAAGGGTTAGTCCAAAAATTTCCTTTAGGTTTTTTCTCTGGTTTCTCTCCACCACCAGAACCTTTATCTCCTACACCAAACATTGAAGCAAGACCACCTAAACCTCCAGCAGCTACTCCTCCATCTTCTTTATCTCCTGCTTTTTGTGCAGCATCTTGAGCTATAAAAGCATCATCAGCTGCCTTTTCTGCAGCAGCTTTTTGAGACTGTTCAAATTTAAAGAATACTTCACTTACTTGATCTACTTTACTATCTAAATCATCTATTCTCTTATCCTGACCACGAATATCATCTTCAAGAGATTTAAAATTCTCTTTAAACTCTTCAATTATGTCTTCAAGCTTCTTATCTGTTTCATCAGTCTGTATATCTAAATTACTTACAGTATTGTTTATAAGTCTATCATTTTCATCAGCATCTAATTTATATTTGTCAAAACTCCCAACAAAATCACGAAACTGTGCTCTAACATTAGTAGCAATATCAAAAGCATTTTGGGCTAAAACCTGAACACTAGAAATACCCCCACCTTCTTCAGGTTGGTTAAAAAAACTATTGGTATTAATAGTATCTGCCATTAAATGTGCCCAGCGCCTTTAGCTTGTTGATACTTAAGATTTTCAGTTTCAATATAATCTTTAAGAAGAGCTAAATAAATCTCTCTTTCCCAAGGAATCATATTTTCAATCTCTGTTAATGAGTATTTATGGTATTGCATGAGAGCAAAGTTTATCTTGTAATGAGATTCCAAGCTTTCTCTTGCAATACTTAGCCGAAAAAATCAGAAAGACCTTCCAATGTAACATCACTCTCAACTTTAGTTTCTGGATTAGTCACCTTAAAAGTATGAGAGAGTTTTGGCATAGTAGCAAAAAACTTTTCAACTTCCTTATATTGTTTAGAATTTAACTGTTCAATAAATTCAAGTCGTTCCTTAGCAGTATATTCACTACCTTCCCAAGCATCTTCTTCAGTGAAAATTGTATCTATACAATCTGCAATAAGTTTAAATGTCTTAGTAACAGTCTCTTTTGGATTTTCATCAGTTTTAAAATTAGATTCAATAAATTGATTCAGAGATGGGTACTTCATTCTAAGAGTCATTTTATCATCTAATTTAATATCAGTATTATGATCTTTAGATCTTTTAACTTCAATCTCATCAACATAAACAACAGCTTCAACTTCAGTCTCATTATCATCAGGACAAGTAATCTTCATTTCAATAGATTCACCAACAGACTTAGCACGAATATTCAAAAACAAATATTCAATATCAAAGGTTGGTAGTGCATCAACTTTAATTCCTCTCGTAAGTATACACTTCTTTAATACATCTTTAACCGCAAGTGTAATCTGATTATAATCCTGAGATTCAAGAGCAAGTATTAATAATTTTTCTTCTTTTACTAGAAAAGGTCTATATTTGGTTTTTTTCCCTGTTGAAGGAAGATTCAACTCATAAGTAGGAGTCGCAATTGTTGGTAATGGCATAATAATTTTTTCAGTGATTTATTTAGAAGAGTTTTTGATGATAAAATGGTTACTTAAGTAAGTTACCGAACCAACTACCATCCCATTTTCGTTTTCCACCTCCTCCTCTATTTGAATTAGTAAGGACATTTCTATTTCCTTGTCCTGCTAAGAATGATTTTGCAACATCTTTTGCTCTATTAATAAAGTCTCTTGACGTAGGTGCTACTGATTCCTGACTATCAATAACTGAGAACTTGGTAAAGAATCTATCATAAGCAAGTTGAACAGAAACTTTTACAACAGCACTATTACCATAATTAACTCTCATAGATGTTAAATTGGTAGGAAAAACATTAACAAATTCATATTGACTCATTTTAGATCCAGTTTTAAAATCTCTCTCGTATTTTGTAAGATGAAGTCTTTCTTTATAAGTTTCTGGATAAGCAAAACGACTATAAGCATTCTTTTGTTTATTTGAAGTTTGTAATGGATTAATATATTGCATCCAACTTTCAAAAAGTTCTAATGCAACATGTTCAGAATCCAAATAAAAACTCAAATTAAGAGGTGGAAAGTCTCTATACGTTGGAAATACTTCAGTAATACCTTGATGTTGACCTACTGCATCTGTAGTTTGAAATGATGTGCCAGGTATTTCAGCTTCACTACATAATAACATTAATTTTCTTTTTACGGTAGATCCAGATAATCTTTTAGAACCACTAGCTAAATTTGTAGTTTGTTGACCATATGCAGTTGCTTCTATATTTAACCATTTATTTACATTAGAAGAAAATGAAAAATCAACCTGATAAAAGGTATCTAAAGCTGGTTTAGCTACAGTATCTTTTATAGTCCAAATAGGATCCTGAAATATTTCTTGTCTTTTAGGGAATGACACAATAAATAAAATTAAGTGCTTGTACTATTATATATGAGCTATAAAGGAATATTTAAACCCTCCAACCCCAAAAAATACAAAGGGGATCGCTATAATATTATTTATAGGTCTTTATGGGAACGTAAATTCATGAAATATTGTGATGATACTGAAAACATTCTAGAATGGTCATCAGAAGAATTTTTTATACCATATAGAGACCCCACTGTTAAAAAGGTTAGAAGATATTTTCCAGACTTTTTTATTAAATATAAAGATAAGGATGGAAACATTAGAAGGTCTGTAATTGAAGTCAAACCTAGAAGAGAAACTCTAGAACCAAAAGTGACAAAAGGCAAGTCTAAAAAGACTATTCTAACTGAACAAATAAATTATGTAAGAAATCAAGCTAAATGGAAAGCAGCAAGAGAATTCTGTGATGATAGAAAAATAGAATTTAAGATAATGACCGAAAAAGAATTAGGAATCCGATGAGCATCTTAGAAAACATACTTAATAAAACAGGAGGTGGTTTAACCAATGGTGACTGGTGGAGAAAACAATTGATTAATGAACTTGGTGAACCAGATATAGATGATAGTTTTTCTGATACTGGTGGTTTTAATCCAGGCAAGATGTATTTCTATCAATATGATCCTGTTACGGAAAAATTACCTTATTATGATAAATATCCATTAACATATATTGTTAGAACAGACAATGATGGTTTTCTAGGATGTAACCTTCATTATGTTAAATTGACTGAAAGAGACGAACTTGCAAGAAGTCTACTAAATAATTCTGAACAAGGAAGAATCTCAGTTCCTAGAAGAACACTACATAAATACCTTTACACTGGAATAAGAGGTCAACTCTATCCAATACCAGAAGATGAATGGATTGACGTAGCACAACTACCAACTGAAAGATTTGTAGATATGAGACAAATTCCAGTCTCTAGAAATAGAATTTATAGTAAAAACTAATGCCTAAAAGTAGAGAATATGACGCTATAAGTGGATTTGAAGGCACTAAATATGCTTTCGACTTCACAACTGTTGATGGAAAATTATATTTGCAAGGAATCTGGAAAGATGGAGAACCATTAGATTATACAACTGAAGAGTGGACATCAATAAAGGATTCTGATGAGGCTTTATCAGCTTATAATATTTTTGCACAAGGTATATCTGAGGAGTCTTAATCATGGCAGTATTTGTACCATTATTAGTTCTTGGAACTGCTGGACTAGCCAAATGGATGAATAGTGAAGTCCAAAGAAAAAGAAATAAACAATATATATCACCTCGTGGAAATAGAACCAACACTTTAGGTGGTAAACCAGCTAGAGGATTAGAAGACAGAAGTAGATTTGGTGGAAAAACAGGCAATGTCTTTGCATATCCTATAGACATTGATGTTGATCAAGATCATGTACAAATATCTCAATACAAATATAAAAGGCCAGGAACTGGTGCTGGTGCTCAAGAAGGATCTCATCAAAGAGCGAATGCTTCTGCTCCAGGCGCAAGTACAAGAGGAATGAAATTTGAAGGAACAATAGTACTTCCAATGCCAAAAGTCAGTGAT